CTAATGGACAAACAAAAAGTGGATTATACAATCTTTTTATACCCATGGAGTGGAACTTCGAGGGATACATAGACGAGTATGGAATGCCTGTGTTTGAAACTCCAAAAAGCCCAGTTTATGGAGTGGACGGACAAAAAATAAAGATAGGCGTAATTGATTATTGGGATAACGAGGTAGATTCTTTAAAGAACGATGCGGACGCATTAAATGAATTCTACCGTCAGTTTCCAAGGACGGAGAGCCATGCGTTCAGAGACGAGAGCAAGGCGAGTATATTCAACCTTACAAAAATATACCAACAGATAGATTATAATCAATCATTAATTCACGATAGAGTTTTAACTCGTGGGTACTTTCATTGGAAGGACGGAAATAAAGATACGCAAGTCGTTTGGACTCCAGACAACAAGGGACGCTTTATGATAAGTTGGTTTCCGCCAGCTCAGATGCAAAACAATGTAATAAGGAGGGGAGATAAGTTTTATCCTGGAAATGAACATATAGGCAGCTTTGGTTGTGACTCTTACGACATATCTGGAGTAGTAGGTGGCGGTGGGTCTAATGGTGCCTTGCATGGAATGACCAAATTCAATATGGACGATGCTCCAAGTAACTTTTTCTTTTTACAGTACGTAGCTAGGCCTCAGACGGCTGAGATGTTTTTCGAGGACGTATTGATGGCGTGTTTCTTTTATGGAATGCCAGTACTAGCAGAGAATAATAAACCAAGGCTTTTGTATCATTTTAAAAACAGAGGCTACAGAGCGTTCTCTATGAATAGACCAGATAAAGAAAAGCATAAATTGTCTAAGACGGAGAAGGAGCTAGGCGGCATACCAAATAGTAGTGAAGATGTAAAACAATCACACGCTTCTGCCATAGAAACGTACATTGAAAAAAATGTAGGAATAGACTTCGATGGTACTTACAGGGAATCAGACGAAATGGGCAATATGTACTTTACGAGAACTCTTGAAGACTGGGCTAGATTTGACATCAACAACAGGACCAAGTTTGACGCTACCATTAGTAGTGGATTGGCAATAATGGCGAATCAGAAGCACCTATATGTACAGCCAAAGACAGAGTCAAAAATAAGTATTAAATTTGCAAAGTACGACAACAAGGGCAATAGTAGTCGTATCATAAAATAATGGATAAAAAAACACTAGTACCATACGTTACATTTCCTAGTAATATTGCTACGGAAGAAGAGAAAGCCTCGATGGAGTATGGTCTCAAGGTGGGCCAATCTATACAATACGAGTGGTTTAAGAGAAGTTCAAATAGTTGTAGATTTTACGATCAGTGGATTGAGTATAACAGACTGAAGCTTTACGCTAGAGGAGAACAATCTATTGCTAAGTACAAAAACGAACTTGCTGTTGATGGCGACTTATCATACTTAAACTTAAATTGGGAGCCAGTTCCAATTATACCCAAGTTTGTGGATATAGTTGTGAACGGAATGTCTAATCGTCTTTATGATGTAAAGGCTCAAGCACAAGATAGGTTATCATCTAAGAAGAGACAAGACTACAGAAGGATGGTCGAGGCTGATATGTTAGCCAAGGACTTGCTCACTCAAGTAAAAGGCGATTTTGGTGTTGATGCATTTAATGTCAATCCGAGTGAATTGCCAGAGAACAACGACGAGCTTAATTTGTTTATGCAGATAAACTACAAGCCAGGGATTGAAGTTGCAGAAGAGCAAGCGATTAGAACGATACTCAACAATAATAACTACGAAGATGTAAAAAGACGCATAGATTATGACCTTACCGTATTGGGTATTGGAATGGCTAAGCATACTTTCAATCCGAACGGAGGTGTCAAAATTGACTATGTAGATCCCGCCAATGTTGTTTATTCGTATACTGACTATCCTACATTTGATGATTGTTTTTATTTTGGAGAGATTAAGAGGGTTCACATATCAGAAGTTAAAAGACTATATCCAAATCTTACAGATGAGGATATCGAAGAGATTTCAAATTACAGTTACACTTGGTATCAGGATTATGGTGCTATGCGTCCATATACCGATAGTGTCTTCGACAAGGAGGTTGTCAATCTTTTGTACTTCAATTATAAAACTGACAAGAAGTTTGTATACAAAAAGAAATATCTTGAAAATGGCGGCGAGCGTGTTATTCGTAAGGATGAGAGCTTTAATCCACCAGAAGATGACGAAACAAGGTACGAAAGAATAGAAAAGACCATAGAGGTTTGGTATAAGGGCGCTATGGTTCTTGGCACAGATAAGTTATTGGAATGGGGGATGATGACTAATATGGTTCGTCCTAAGTCAGCTTCGCATTTTGCGATACCCGAATACGTGGCTGTTGCACCTAGAATGTACCGTGGAGTAATTGAGTCTCTTGTTCGTCGTATGATTGGATTTGCTGACTTGATTCAGTTAACGCATTTAAAGTTACAACAAGTTATTGCTCGTATGGTCCCAGATGGTGTTTATATCGACGCTGACGGACTTAATGAGGTTGACCTAGGTAATGGCTCCAACTACAACCCAGAAGAGGCTCTAAAGATGTATTTTCAGACGGGTTCGGTTATTGGTCGTAGTTACACACAAGACGGAGAGTTTAACAACGCACGTGTGCCCATTCAAGAGCTTAATAGCAACTCTGGTCAAGGCAAGATTGCTAGTTTAGTTAGTTCGTACAACCATTACCTTGCGATGATTCGTGACGTAACGGGACTGAACGAAGCTAGAGACGGCTCTACACCAGACCCTCGTGCTTTGGTTGGAGTTCAAAAGTTAGCCGCTTTAAATTCAAATACAGCCACTAGACATATATTAGAAGGTGGATTGTTTATAACAAGAAGATTAGCGGAGGCTATTTCATTGCGCATTTCGGATGTACTAGAGTATTCTGATACCAAAGAGCAGTTGATACACCAGATAGGGTCTTATAGTACCGATATATTGGAAGAGATTTCTGAGTTGTACTTGCATGACTTTGGTATTCATATCGAGGTCGCTCCTGACGAAGAGGAGAGGGCTCAGATGGAAGCAAATATACAAATAGCCCTACAGGGAAACCAAATTACATTAGAAGATGCTATAGACATTCGTGAGTTAAAGAATGTAAAATTAGCTAATGAGCTGTTAAAGGTCAAGAGAAAGAACAAAGAAAAGCAAGACCAAGAAAGAGAAATGCAGAAAATGCAAGCTCAAACGCAGTCTAACATAGAATCATCTCAAGCGGCTGCGCAAGCCAAGATGCAACAAATTCAACTTGAGTCTCAAGCCAAGATGCAAATCAAAAGAGCCGAGGCTGAGTACGATGTTATGAAGATGCAACAAGAAGCTCAGTTAAAGTTATCGTTAATGGATAAGGAGTTTCAATACCAAATGGCACTTGCTAATGTTAATGGGGAGACTCAAAGAGAAATAGAAAAAGAAAAGGAAAAGGCCAAGGATAGTAGGATTAGTTTACAAAATACGCAGCAGTCTAAGCTTATCGAACAGAGAAAGAAAGACTTACCTCCTGTTAGTTTTGAATCTAACGAAGATACTTTGGATGGTTTCGACTTCGCAGAGTTCGAGCCTAGATAAATAATTATTGTATATTTGCAATGAAAATTAATAAAATAAAATTATGAGTACATTTAAAGTAAGAGAAGTAGGGGTAGAAGAAGAAAAAAGTGTTCAAGAGGTAGAAGAGCAATTGCTTAACGATCATGAACAGAAAGTAAACGCTGAGAAAGAAATTCCAGTGCAAGAGGAGGCCCCTCAAGAGAGTCAAGTGCAAAACTCTGCGGAAGTAGATAAAAGCACTCCAGAGCTTACTGAAAAAGACGTTCTGTCATTTATTAAAAATAGGTACGATAAGGAAATCGATACCGTTGATCAGTTGTTTGAGGCACAGAAGTCTGCGCCAGAACTACCTGAGGACGTGTCGGCATACCTAAAGTACAAGCAAGAAACGGGTCGAGGTTTCAATGACTTTGTTAAGATTAACAGAGACTTTGATAAAGAAGACCCTAATAAGCTACTTCTTGATTATTATAAGGAAACAAACCCAAGTCTAGATGATGATGATATTCATTTTGACATGAGTGATAAGTTTTCTTATGACGAAGAACTTGATGACGAAAAGGAAATCAAGAAAAAGAAAGTAGCAATGAAACGCGAACTCGCAAAGGCTAAGGAATATTTCGAAAAGCAAAAAGAACAATACATGGTACCACTTGAGTCAAGAGGTGCTGATGTTCCAGAAGCTGAAAAAGAAAGATACGAAGCTTTCAAGAGTCAGACCAAAAAAGCTAGCGAACTTGAACAAGAGCAGGCAAAGCGTTCTGAATTCTACCGGAGTAAGACATCGGAGTTGTTTAATGAGAATTTCAAAGGTTTTGATTTTCAAATTGGCGACGAGAAAGTGACTTATAAGCCAGCAGACTTTAAGACGTTATTGGAAAAGCAAACTGACATGTCTCCATTCTTTAACAGTTTTGTTGATGACAATGGTTACATTAAAGACGCTTCTGCTTACCACAGGTCGATGGCTGCTGCGATGAACCCAGATGCAATGGCTAAGTTCTTTTACGAAAAGGGCAAGTCAGAGGCTATAGAAAGTGTTGCCAAGGAATCTAAAAATATAGACATGAATGCCAAGGCGGCACCAGAAATGAGTAGAGCAAAAGGGTTTTCAGTGACAGCTTTGGATAGTGGTCCTAGCAAAAGATTGACAATAAAAAGTAAAAGATAAAAAAACAAACTAAAAAAACAAAATTATGGCAGGATCTGTACAGGCGTCACCGGGTTTTAGTTTAACCCCCGCCCCTAGCAAAGTTACCTTACCAGGTAACTACATTAGTGATTTTAACTTCTTAAACCAGTATCTTCCTGATACTTACGAGAAGGAATTCGAACGTTATGGTAACCGTTCTGTTGCATCGTTTTTACGTGCAGTAGGAGCTGAATTACCATCTAACTCTGACCTTATTAAGTGGGCAGAACAAGGACGTTTACACACTCAATATACTGGCATTACTGCTAGTACCTTTACAACTGGTCAGCAGGTATTTACAAAAGACAACGTAAACTTCCGTGTTGGTCAAACTGTTATCCTTTCATCTTCAACTGACGATGTTACAAAAAAGGGTATTATCACCGCTGTAACTAGCACTAACTTTACTGTTTCTTACTATACCAATGAGGTTTCTGCTCCATTTACTGCAAGTACCACAACTGACGTTGTAGCATTTGTTTATGGTTCTGAATTCAAAAAGGGCACCAATGGAATGCTCGGTTCTTTAGAGGCTGAGTCTGACATTTTTGAAAACAGCCCAATCATCATCAAGGACAAGTACGAAGTATCTGGTTCTGATATGGCTCAAATCGGATGGGTAGAAGTAACTACTGAAAACGGTGCAACTGGTTACCTTTGGTACATCAAGTCTGAGCACGAGACTCGTTTACGTTTCGAAGACTACATGGAAATGTCTATGATTGAAGCAGTTCCTGCTGTTGATGGTGGTGCTAACTCTGCATTTGACCAAGGATTCAAGGGAACTGAGGGTATGTTCTATACTATCGAAGAGCGCGGTAATGTATGGTCTGGTGGTAATCCATCTACTTTGGCTGACTTCGATGCTATCATCGAGCGTTTGGACAAGCAAGGTTCTATCCAAGAGAACGTATTGTTCTTGAATCGTGCATTTGGATTTGACATCGACGATATGTTGGCTGCTCAAAACAGCTATGGTAGTGGTGGTACTAGCTACGGTTTGTTCGATAACGACGAGAAGATGGCATTGAACTTAGGGTTCTCTGGTTTCAAGCGTGGTTATGAGTTCTACAAGACCGACTGGAAGTACTTGAACGACGCTACTTTGCGTGGTGGTTTAACCGCTGACAAAGTAAACGGAGTTTTGGTTCCTGCTGGATCTATGACTGTTTACGACCAAGTTCTTGGCAAGAACGCTACTCGTCCATTCTTGCACGTGCGTTACCGTGCTTCTGAAACAGAAGACCGTCGCTACAAGACTTGGATGACTGGTTCTGCTGGTGGTGCTTCTAACAGCGATTTAGACGCTATGGAAGTTCACTTCTTGTCTGAGCGTGCATTGTGCACTATGGGAGCTAACAACTTCTTCTTATTCAAAGACTAAGGGGTTAATATTGTATCATAAAAGACGGGGGCTAATAGCCTCCGTTTTTTTTATTATATTTGTAGCGTAAATTCTAATAAAATGAAAACAAATTTAAAAGACAAAATCTATTTATTGAAGGGTGGCAGGGAGCCATTGACCTTTGTGTTGCAGTCTAGAAACTCTAGACGTTCACCTTTACTTTGGTTTGACGAAGAAAAAGGAGTTAACAGAGCTTTACGTTATGCTAGAAACCAGCGTTCCCCTTTTGAGGACGAACAAGACGACAATGCTATTGTAGAGCCAATTGTGTTTGAAGATGGTGTATTAAAAGTTTCCAAAACTGATACGGTTTTGCAGAAGTTCTTGGATATGCATCCAAAGAATGGAACTTTATTCGAGGAATTCGTTCCAGAAAGAAATGCAGAAAAAGAAATAGAAGAGTTAAATTACGAGGTAGATGCGTTGATTGCTGCTCGTGAAATGAGTATTGACAAGTGCGAGGAGATTTTGCGTGAAGTAATTGGTGGCCGTGTTGAAAACATGACGTCTAAGGAAGTGCGACGTGATATTTTGGTTTTTGCTCGAAATAACCCTTATGAATTACTGACCTTGGCTGGTGATCCTAGCGTTAAGATGAAGAACAATATTGCTCAGTTTTTCGACATGAATATGATTCAGTTTCGTAACAAGAACAGAGATGTGTACTTCAATCTTCCCAATAATAAAAAGCGCATGTTAACTGTACCAGAGGGCGAGGACGGAATTGAGGCAGTAAAGATTTATTTTGAGACAGAAGAGGGCGAGTCTGTATATAACAAGCTTTGTAGGGAGCTGTAATACTATACTACTTTAAAACAAAGCCATCTCCAAAAGGGGTGGCTTTTTTTTGTTATCTTTGCGTAACATGATTAACGAAGTAAGAGATACCGTTATGTTTATCCTAAATAAGGATAACAATGGATACCTTACTCCTGCTGAGTTCAATGCATTTGCAAGGCTATCTCAGCTAGAGGTTTTCGAGGACCTTTATCAAAAGGTGAACGATTGGTATTCAAAGAGGAATAATAGAACCTCTAACAGTGGTATTGCTGATATTACAAAGCATGTTACTGAAGACTTAGAGGCTTTTGTAAAGACAAACAACTTAACATTGGATTCAGGAAGTACGTTTACGATACCCACTGATACCTATAGTCTTATTGATGTGATTTACGCCAACAAGAGCGTAGAAAAAGTTTCAAATCACAAAATAACTCTTTTGAACAATTCCAACCTTACAGCGCCTACAATATATTATCCAGCTTATGTTGACAGAGAGACAAAGGTAACATTATATCCAGACACAATAACAAGTGGAGTTTCTGCTATTTACATAAAGCTTCCAGAAGATCCCAATTGGACGTATTATACCGACGCAAGTGGTAACCCTGTGTTTGATATCAATAACACCAATTATCAAGATTTTGAACTTACAAAAGAATACGAAAAAGAATTGGTATTAAGAATATTGGCGAAAGCTGGTGTAACCTTAAGGGAGTCGGCTATAATAAATGTTGTAAACGCAGAGGAAGCTAGAAACGAACAGAAAGATAAATAATGAGTAGTCAAGACTATTATAACGACCCTTCCTTGTACGGAGAATCGCAGTACGTTACTTTGCAAGACGTAGTGAATAACTTTATGCTTATGTACGTGGGCTATGATAAGTTAATTGACAATGTTGATAGATATAATGTGTTGTTTCACGCAAAGAGAGCGATACAAGAACTCAACTACGATGCGTTTAAAAACATCAAGTCACTAGAGGTAATCGTTGATGATGAGTTACGTGTAATACTTCCAGAAGACTACGTGAACTATGTTCGTATTTCTTTTGAGCAAGAGGGCGTATTGTTTAAGCTTACCGAGAATCAAACAATTAACTACGCTACCAAGTATGAGCAAAACGCAGACGGTACTTTTTTGTTTGACATAGACGGTAATTTAATAGAAGAGCAGTCAGAGCTTGACAGAATAAGAATTGAGGGAGATTATACCATGTACTACGGCCCTGGCTATTGGTACGGACGATATGGTTA